CGAGAAAGCCTTTGTGGATCGCTGGGGCCTGAATCCAATCAATTTGATGTTGTTGTACGTGGAAGCCTTTAAGGGACGATAATGCGGCTCGACAATAGCAACTTTCTTTTTGACCCCGACAAGGAAATAGAGCAGGCACGGGCGCAAGCCCTACACGAGAGCCTGGCTAAGGCCAGGGCTCAAATGCGGGCGAGAGCGAACCGTGGGCCGAGGGGTGATTATGACGTGGGAAGGATGGGCGGCGATCGCTGGAATCATCATAGCTCTAGCGATCCTCGTCAGGAGTGAGGACAGCACGCGATAGGACTTATGATGGGTCAGCGCTTTGGTTCGTTGATTGGGAAGAGTTGTCGGCTGCATAGAATCCAACCAAGCGCTGCAGCAAGCGGGACGACGCCGTTTCCCAGTAGTTGTAGTCGCTCGGTTCGACAGTCCCAAGCCGACTCCAGCCAGGAGGCCAGCCCATCAACCACTCGGTGAAATCCGGGTTCAGCCTCAAACTCTTGCGAAGTTCGAAGGATTCCCACACGCGGGAGAGCAGGGAGTAGGTTTGGAGCCACTCCGGTCCAGGCGTCGTGCTGCTGAGGGCCTGGAGGGTAAACCGGGTTGATTCCGGACCCAATAGCCGTCCCGCACCATTGCCATTGATCTTCTTCTCCTTCAGCTTCTCCGCCCGGCTGTCGAAGGTCGCGAAGGTCTCGCCATCGTTCATCATGGCGGCTGGCGTCGGCCAGTGCTTCGTCTGGCTCTCCAGGCCCACCTGGCGCTTGCCTTCCTGGGTCGAGCCGTGGCTCTCCACTGTCGAGGCTGGCACGCTGCGTCCGCCGCTCGGAGTCGCCGGGGTCAGCCATTGTATCGATTGGTCTTTCACCCTCTCTCTGTGGTGGCGTTGTAGCCCGCCCTCTGCCGCCCTGTAGGCGCTCACGCGGGGAGTTCCCCACTGTTTGATCGCGTCCGTCAGCGTCGTGCTGCTGAGGCGTCCGCTCTCGGTCGAGTATCCCTCCGCTCCCGCCTTGTGGTCCGTCACGGTGGCGGTCGGCCATGATGAAGAGTCGCTTTCTAAGGTGTGGCGCAGTTGTTTCCGCCGCGCTAACGACCTCTTCCGTAACGCAGTAGCCCATGCCTTCCAACTCTTGTCGGACTTCTCGGTAACCGAGGGAGAGGTGTCCGTCGACGTTCTCGAAGAAGCAGATTCCGGGCTCGACCACCCGAATGATCTCTGAGATGACGGGCCAGAGGTGGCGGGGGTCGTCGGCCCCCGCTCGTCTACCGGCAGAGGAGAACGGTTGACACGGGTATCCGCCAGTGACGAGATCCACCTTTCCGCGCCACGGTTGAGGGTCGAACGTGCGGAGATCACTCCAGATAGGCGCCTCGTCCAAGAGGCCTTCTTGAATGCGTTTAACCAGGATCTCGGCTGCGTAAGCTTCCCTTTCCACGTAACAGACGACGCGAGAGCGGAAACCGTCGACTCGTCCGGCAAGCCGGACTCCGAGTTCCAGTCCGGCGCCTCCGGAACACAAGCTGATGGTACGTAGAGCCACATGGTCTTCAGTCTCCATCGTCTTGAGCCTTCAGCGCCTCGTGGATTTGGCGGGCGAATGCGGGTATGTCGCAGACCCAACTAACCTTGTTCGAGAATTCAGTATCGACGTACTCGAAGAGTTCCTCTTCGAGGTCCTCGATGGTGTCTCCTGGTTCGAAGTTGTCAAGGTCGAGACTGAACTCGTGAGGCCTGGAACCTCCTCCAGCGTAGCCGTCGTCGATCTGCCATGTGATTCTGATTATACTCATCGTCGTTCTCCTGGGCGTGTTTCCAACGTAATTGTCTGGCTCGGATAGAGCGCTCTCGCCACGGCGGCGACGGGCTGACGGGGAACGGTCGCTGTCGAAGTCGTCAGCTTGCCGGGATTCTCGTAGGCGGCGCTCCTCTTCGTCAATGATCCGGTCCTCACGGTACTCAATCAGGGCCGTAGCGGAGAACTTCGGCCAGTAGTCGATTGCGTCCAGCCGTGGGCTGCTGTCCAGGCGCTCCTGGAAGTGTGCTCGCTCGAGTTCGGTCATGGCGTTGGGGTTGTGGCGGCGGTTTCTCGCCAGTCCTTGTCGACCCCTACATGTTCGCAGTACAGGTGTTCGGCGGCCCGGTGTAGGATGCGAGCGCCGACCCATTCCTGAGTTGCTTGGCAGAGCTTTGCCAGGGTCAAGCAAAGCTCACGAGCCGGTCCGTCGTAGAGCATTTTGTATCTCATGGGGTTTTCTCTGGGAACCGGTCGGGCGGTAACCGCTTCAAGGTCCAGTCGTACGGGAAGTGTTCTCGCAGGAAGTCCACGGCGAGGGCGGGGTCCTTTGTGAAGCGTTCAAGGGCGACGTCGTGGTCACAGACTAGCAGGCCAGAGGCGTCACGATGCAGATCAGCGACGGCCTCGTGGTACCCCTCGTACCGGCGCTCAAAGAAGTCGCCCATGTGGCCGCCTAGTACGTCTCGTTCTAGTACGATGATCGCGGCGTACATGATGTGCTTGTCTCTCGCCACAACCGGGATTGAAATCAGCGGCATTTGTTCGGCTCCTCTTGGTTCCAGGCTATACTGAAGCCTGGCTACCCGCATCGGGCGGGACGTGCTTATTGTAGCACAGATTGACCAATGGAAGTCAAGCAAATCTGGGAGAAGGGAGCCCTAGACGAAGAGAAGGGGAAGAGAGAGGGCGCCAGGCCGTACGAGGCCCTGGCTGAGTATCTGAACCTCGGACCCCAGAGAAGTCAAGCAAAAGTTGCCAAGCGGTTGGGTAAAAGTGAAACCTTGGTCCACAAGTGGGCCTACCAGTGGGACTGGGCACGCCGGACGGACGCCTATGACCACCACATGGCGAAGATCGCCCAGGACGGGCTGGAGGATGATCTCCGGGGGAACCGATCCGAATGGCTTCGACGCTGGCAGGCTTGCGATGATGATGACACTAAGATTGCCGACGCGATGCTTGAGATTTGCCGGAACTACCTAGATCTCGCCAAGGACGTCGGCCCGGGCGCCAAAAGGATGCCGGTGACCGGCGAAGAGGTGCTTGTTTTAGGCCTCCCGGCCACCACCCTAGCCCAGGTCACGGCGATGGCGAAGACGGCGTCAGAGATGCGCCGGCGGGCGGTGCAGAGCGGGATGTCCCTACATGGAATCAACGCCGATAATATCTGGGGTGATGGCGAAGCCCCACGACCTGACGGAGGCGTTGAGGGAAAAAGCCCAATCCTCGTTGAATTCAAGAAGCCAGAACCGGCAGAGGCCAGAGAGGCTGCAACCTAGCTACGAACCGCTCCAGAGTCAGTACAGCTTCCACCACACCCCAGCCAAGTTCAAGGGATTCAGCGGCCCAATCGGGTCCGGAAAGACTAAGGCGTTCGCGTACGAGGCCCTGAGGCTGGCCTATCTGAATCCTGGCTGCGTCGGGATGATCTGCGCTCCGACCTACCGCATGTTGATGGATGTCACGATGACGGAGTTCATCGAGACCTGCGAGCGGGAGCAGTTCCCGTACAGGGAGAAGCGGTCGGAGATGCGGGTTGATCTCACGGAAGCTGATTGCGGCATCATCTTCCGGTCGACCGAGCACCCCGATCGCTTGCGTGGGCCGAACTTGGCATTCTTCGGGGTCGACGAGCTCACCTACTGTAAAGAGCAAGCCTGGAAGATTCTACAGGGTCGCATCAGAGACCCCAAGGCGAGAGAGCGCTGTGGGTTTGGGGCATGGACGCCGAAAGGCTACGATTACGTCTATGACATGTTCATCGGCCCGGAGAAGCTGCCGGGTTTCGAGGCGGTCGTAGCGTCGCCGGCGGAGAACACGTACATCCTGGATGTCGATCCGGAGTTCTACAGCCGCCTCAAGGACAGCTACGACGAGCGGTTTTACCGCCAAGAGGCGCTGGGCGAATACCTTGACCTGTTCACGGGCCGGGTCTACTACGCCTTCTCGGATCTCAACATCCGGGAGGCGCAGCCGGACTTCAGTAAACCGCTCATCCTGGCGTGCGATTTCAATATCACCCCGATGTCGTGGCTGATCTGCCAAGAGCGGCAGCCGGAGACGGGCGGTGACCCCTACGTGCAAGTGCTACACGAGATCGTGCTCGAGGGGGCGACAATCGAGAACGCCTGCGATCACTTCCAGGCATGGGTGGAGCGGACGGCCCCAGGCGTCTCGAGTCTCAACGTCAGGGTCTACGGAGACTCGTCCGGGTCGTCGAAGTACCACAGTGGAGCAGGGGCTGAGAGCGACTGGGATGCGGTGAAGCTCTGGTTTCGTTCCAAGCACGGCGTCCAGGTGTCGTACTTCATCAATAGCTCCAACCCGCCGGTCAAAGATCGCGTTAGGGTAGTGAATTCGGTCTTCGCTACGGCGAGGCATGATGGGCTACACTTGAGGGCGTTCGTCGATCCATCCTGCAAGGAGACGATCCAGGACTTCCGGCGGGTGGCGTGGAAGATGGACAAGGCTGGCGTAGTGGCGCCGACGCTCGACAAATCGGACCCGAGAAGGACTCACACCTCTGATGCTTTCGGCTACTACGTATGGCAAGAATTCTCCGAAATCGGCGGAAAAACCGAATTCAGGCCGGGGCGAATCTTCTGAGGTCACGAAGCTGGCAGCGTCAGTGCTGCGGCAGGCCTACGACGACCTGAAGAACGGCTGGCCGAAAGAGCGCCTGTCGGCGCTGAGGTTCTTCACTCAGGAAGAGGAGTTGCTGAAGTTCTGGCTTGAAGCGGCGGGATGGCGAGGCCCGGACGCCATAGAGGCCGCCCTGCGGGCTGCGTATGACATCCTCACGGGCAAGGTGGTGATCCAGCACAACAAGGTGAAGCGAGATCGCATGAAAAACGTGGAGGGTTTCGAGCCCGAAACGAAGAAAGCAAGGGAGCTACTCAATGAACTCAGAGAAAAACTACGTATTTTGCCCGGACGGACGGGTGATCCGGAAGACGCCATTCAATCAGATGCTGCCCGACGAGACCCTCTGCAAGGTGGGCCGGGGCGTGCGGACGGAGTACCAGGAAGCGGGCACGAAGGCCGCCCTATTCCAGGGTGACCTGCGGGACCTACTCAACCGTGATCGAGTAGGTGAGCCGGGTTGGGCACGGGCGTATTGGCTGCGCTTCACGGAGGGCGTGGAGTCGGTCACGGTGCTTGAGAGCGCTCAATCAGCGGCAGCATCGGAGTATTTCACGATCACCCACGAGGGGCAGACCGTGGTCCCGATCTGCTACAACCTGAAGTTGAAATCCGGCCAGGTCTTGGCGGTGTTCGTCGATGCAGATATTCCGTGGCCGGACTCGCGACATCTACATTTCTGGGCGTCGCCCCACGGCATGCTCCAGCGGACAGAGTGGCCGATGAGTGACATTGACGTCGTGAACAAGCAAGCCGACCTTATCAATAGGGGCTACCGCTTGGAGAATCCGCATCCGAAGCTGCCGGCTTGGGTGCGAGGACGGAACGCGATCAACCGCAGAGGTTGACGTAACGATCGTTGGGACGAGGCTTGCCGCCAACGGGCGACACATTGCCATAGTGGTGTGACTGGCGGGGAGAGTACCGCCACAAACGGGGAGCAGTCTTCGAGCACGGAGGCGCTCCCTGACTGTAGGCGATTGGATAGAATCAGTTCTAACGGGCGAGCGATTCAGCTTTGCTCGAGACTCAGACGGGTTACAGCCGAGAGTACAACAGCATGCCAGACGAACTAGTAACAGAGGCTCCGGCGAAGTTTCCCGGGAAGGTGAAACTCACCGCGATCCGGACGAAGCATCCCGAATACGTCAAGTGGGAGAATCACTGGAGGCTGTACGATGCTTTGATGTCAGGCGGAGCTAAGCTCAAGGGGTCAGCTACTGCGGTCCTGACACGGCGGGTGGCGGAGGATAAAACGGCTTGGGAGAAGCGTCTTGAGCGGTTCGCTCCGGACTCCCCTCTGGCGTCGGCGCTTAGCTGGTACTCGTCGGAGTTGTTTTCTGATGAGCCTGGGTTTGACTTCGCCAAGAAAGAGCAAGGCGGACCAAATAAGGAATGGTTCGAGCGGTTCCGCAAGAACGCCGACCGTGCCGGGACCGACCTCGTCGAGGTCGCCCGGGAGGCTGTGCGGCACTTCACGACGTACTGCTGCTCTTGGGTTCACATCGATCGCCCGAAGCTGGCGGAGGGTGCGACCCTTGCGGATGACCGACAAGAAGAGAACGACCCGTACGTGGTCATGCGGTCGCCGCTGGAGGTCATCAACTGGTCAGAGGATAAGGACGGGTTACTGGAGAAGGTCGTTATCGAGACGCATCGGCTGGGAGATTTTGATATCGCAACCGGGAAGCGGTCGAAGATCACGGACTTTTTCGTGTACGATCGGGAGGAGTTTGCTCACTACCAGCACGTTGAGACGCCGGAGGGAGCCAAAGAGGACTTCGCGGCTCTCCAAGACGAAGGCAGGCACCCGCTAGCGGAAGAGGGCATAGTTCCGGTGTTGCGCCTGACGGTGTCGCCCCAGTTGTGGCTTGCGGACCGGGCGGGCTATATCCAGAGCGACATGCTCAACGCGGACAGTGAGCTCTCTTGGGCGATGAATAACGCCCTGCTGGCTCAGCCGTGGATCAAGACGAAAAAGGCTGACCGCTTCGATGCCGCCGTACCGAGAGACGGCGTCGGGCTCATGCTCCTAGAGCCTGAGGACGAAGTGGGCTACCTCCAGCAAGAGGTGGCGATTCTGGCGGACGGCGAGCGGCGAGTGGCAGCCAAAAAGGACGCCGTACTGAGGGCGGCTCACTTATTGCCGCTGGCCCGCGACGCCGGCACGACGTCGATGAATCAGTCAGGCGTGTCGAAAGAGATGGATTTCCGCCTGACGATGAGCATCCTGGAGGGGATGGGCGACCAGGTCAAAAAGTTCCTGATCGAGACGGTCAACGCAGCTGCGAAAGCTGGTGGGCGAGAGATCGAGCTCGTCGACATTCGCGGCCTGCACTTCACTCCGGACGAAGCCGCCCGGATGGCTAGCACGAATCTCCAAGATGCGAGGCTGCTCGGTCTTGAGACGGTGACGCCGACAGCGATCCAGTACCTTCGGAAGGTCTGGCTGCAGAGCGCTCTTGCCGACGCCCAGCGTGAGGTGAAGGAAGGCGCCATCAAGGAACTCGAGGACGCTCCAAGCAGCAAGGAAGAGGCGGAGCGCAAAGAGAAGCTCCGTGCTGAGCAGCTTGCTGCGGCGGCTGGCGGCGAGGACGACGACGGAGACGAAGAGGCTTAGGGCCGTTAGCTCAGGCTGGCAGAGCGCCGCGTTTGCAACGCGGATGTCGTAGGTTCAAATCCTACACGGTCCACCAGTTTTGGCGGAGTCAACCATGACATCATCATCTACAATCGGGGAGGGGTGGCCGAACGGTAAGGCGTCGCCCTGCTAAGGCGTAGCAGAGTCTAGTCAGGCTCTTGCGGGTTCGAATCCTGCTCCCTCCTCCAAACAGTTCCAGGAGGGTTGGCCGAGTCTGGTAAGGCTGCTGTTTCGAAAACAGTTGATGCGGTGAAGAGCCGTTCGTGGGTTCGATCCCTGCACCCTCCTCCAAGCCGGTGTAGCTCAATTGGTAGAGCTCTTGTTTTGTAATCAGGAGGTTGGGGGTTCGAGTCCTCTCGCCGGCTCCAGTTTTGCGTCCTTGGTGTCAACGGCAGCACTCTTGGCTTCCAACCAAGGGGTGGGAGTTCGAATCTCCCAGGACGCTCCAGTTTTCCGGGCGTGGCGCAGTGGTAGCGCACCTGGTTTGGGACCAGGGGGTCGGGAGTTCGAATCTCTCCACCCGGACCAAGATGGGGAGGCCCGGAAGCGGGCTGGGAAGTGTGAGGCTAGCGCCGGGCCGGTGAGGGAGAGCAGCGCAAAGCTCGCATAACACCTCACACCCGGAGCCGAGGTCATCCTTGAGGTGGATAAGGCTCCCGGAATGGCAGTCTGGAGTCGCCGAACTGGGCGAACCGGCGTGAGACGTTGGCGACGTGACCGTGGGGCTGCGCTCACTGCTGAAGGCCCCCGCCCCTGCTACTATTGTTCAAAAAGGGCAGCGAAAGGGCTGCACGGGAAGACACAGGAGAATAACATGGCTTCACCTCTCACAAGTGCGGCGATTCGTGCGCTGCTCGAGCCGAACGGGACATTCGGCGCAACGGACGCAGTCGAGGCTGCTTCGAATGCAACACCGATCGTAATCACGGCGACGACCCACGGCCTATCAAGCGGTGACATCGTCCAAATCGACAGCGTTGGAGGCAACACGGACGCTGACGGTATCTGGGCGATCGAGGTTGTTGACGCCGACGACTTCATCCTGCTCGGGTCGGTTGGGAACGGGGCGTACACCAGCGGCGGAACGATTTCGCTGGTCACCCCCGGCACGGGCGCCAGCGGCTTCGCCAAGAACCTGACGGTACAGAACCTTCTCGACATCCTGGATTCGCTCAACCGCATCGACGTTGATCCGGCGGAGACGCTGGACGCGGCGTTCCCATCCGGCGGGACGAATCCGTAAGGCAAACCACACCAAGGAAGGGGGTTCGGGCGCTGTAGCTATACGGGTCCGGACCCCCGTTTGTGTTACAATTGAGCATCATGATTGGATTGGCTGACCGTGTGAGGCTGTCGGCAGGGTGTGTGGTTTCAAGTCTGATCTGGCTGCTCTATGCAATCGTGGCCCTGGTGTGGCCTGAGCAAGCGGTTGAGCTAATCGAGGAAGAGAAGCGAGGCGGGTGGTGACATGCGGTGGGTCAGAGAGCAAATCTACTGGGCGAAGGTTCATGCGGACTTCGTGTATCCGCTAGGGCGGGCTGCGTTCTGGGTCGGCTGGGTCGCCATGCTGATAGTGTTCTTTCTGGTCATGCAAGGCTGCCTGACCCACAAGATCATTGTCGAGCCATGTCCGGCGCCAGCCAAAAAGGCTAGCGCTGAGACCGTACTGCCCGTCTATGACGAGACGATCCAGGACGGCGAGATCTGGGACGGCGGCCACCAGTGCCCAGAGGGGCAGGTATCAGCCGGCGACAACTGCAACTGTTGCACGGTGATGGAGAGCGAACTCGGCGGCAGTTGGCTGGCGTGCACTACGGCCTACTGTATCCAAGGTGATGGCGATTTGACCTGGTCTGAGGGTTGGACGGTACCGTGAGCGATGCAGTAGGGGATCTGGTCGCGTTCTGTCTGCTCTGCGGAGCCGCTGGCTGGCTGGCGTGGGTGCTGAAGCGGTGACAGGGAAACTAATAGACGGGCTACGGCGGTGGTTCAACAAGCTGTTCCCGGAGCCTGACCCGTATACGCTCTGCCGCAACTGCCGACACTGCCGCAACGATCACCGCCCGGGCTGCAAGGTCAAGATCTGGAGAGCGAGAGGAAAGACAAGCGTAGGGACGCCGTGCACTTGCGCAGCGTTCAGGGAGCACTAGCGATGAGTCGATTTCAGTTCTTCGCGGCATTCATGGCCGCACTTGTTGCCTTCACTCGCCGCCTGAGCGGCTGGGAGAAAGTGGACTACGGTCCGATTGACCAGGATCTCTGGACGAAGGTCATCGCGGTTGAAGACCGTCATTGGTACGAGATCCGGACGGTGCTGTATCGGGACTTCGGAGCGCCCGTAGAGGGTCGCACGTTCGAATTCACGATAGAGAAAGGCTACGACAAGACTTCCGGGCTGTACCTTGGCGATCCGCATGTGGCGGAGTTCCTCCACGAGTACAGCGATGGCGGAATAGTGCAACTTCAACCGGGCCATGATGGCGGCACTGTCGCGTGTAGCGGATTCTGCCCTAATACTGGGCGGTGGGCGGGCTGGTCGCATCGTGCGATAGCCTCGTTTGGTGGCGGCGACATGGTCTTCGAAGAGGACTTCGGTGACGACATGACGATGCCAAGACAGCATGGCCGGAGGCCGATCAAGACTTTCGAGGATGCCCGCGAGTCTGCAATGGCGTATGCTAGGAGCGTCTCGTAAATGGCGTCATGCAACAAGGTGTTCTTGCTGGGCTACCTCGGCAAGGACGCAGAACAGCGACAAACTCCAGGCGGGGTCTCCGTGGCGAACTTCTCCATGGCGACAACCCGCAAGTGGAAGGACGACCAAGGCCAAAAGCAAGAGGAGACCGACTGGCACGACATCGTGTACTGGCGATCCGAGAACGTCGTCGAGTACTTGAAGAAAGGCCGCTGCGTGCTGGTCGTGGGTCGCTTGCGGACGCGGTCTTGGGAAGACCAGAACGGCAACAAGCGGTATCGTACCGAGGTGGTGGCGACCGACCTACAGCTACTCCCGAAGGGCGAAGGCAAAGGCGGTAGGCCGCAGCCGCAAGATAGCGACGATCCCGGGACTAGAGGACTGGCGGACGACGACGTTCCGTTTTAGTTTCTGCCGGACTTTTTTCTCCAACGTCGTTTTTTGGCCGCCTCGCGACAGTTCTTGTGCATGGTTATGCGGTTAGGGCGCTTTCGACCGAGCGTGTTGACTGGCAGATTACACACCGTACAGTTCGGGAACAAGCCATTTTTCAGCATGAAGCGTGAGAGCCATTCTCCCCACCGGGCAGCATCGTTGTCGAGGCGTTTAGCGGCACCATCCATGTCTAGCTTGTTGGCGTGATGTGACGCAGAGCGCAAGGACGTGACTGCGGTTTTGATGTGACTGGCTAGTTCTTGCACGGGTTACCATCTCTCTGGGCTCTGATACAATCGTTCATGGCGACCCCGTAGAGATTGCGGGGCCATCTTCTTAATTATAGCACAGATCAGCAGGCAGTCAAGAAAAAACGGAGGATCAGGTGAGAATTGGACAGTACATGCTTCGGAGCAGCCGCTTGTACGACAAGGACGACGACGGGGGCGGGGGGGGTGGCGGCAACGAGACGCCGCCGTTGACACTAGCTGACGTCGGCAAGCTCGTGGACGAGAAGCTGAGTGCGGCTGTAAGCCCGATCACGGCGAAACTCAAGGGCCTAGATGGCCTGACCGAGTCGGTCGGATCGATCGTCAAGGCGTTGAAAAAGGACCCGGACGACGATACCGATGACAACACCGACGACGGTGACCAGAAAAAGCTCTTCCCTGACGGCAGGAAAAAGGAAGGGGGCGACGACGAAGGGACGCGAGCCTTGCGGGAGTCGATGCGCAAAGAGAAAAAGCGCAACGACAGGCTCGAGCAGGAGCTCAAGGAACTTAACTCCGCCCGCAAGAGCGACGCAGCCAAGGCCGAGAAGTCGGACCGCGAGAACCAAGTTCGGCAAGCCATCGCCGAGGCGGTTGGCGAGAACAAGGTGACACTGGTCGAGAAAGGCGATACGCTAGCCTACAAGGCGTTGTTTCAAGACGTTCGCAGGGCAGATCCGGACAACCCGGACAGCGAACTAGTTGTTGGCGACGAGGACAGAGCCCTCAAGGGGTACGTGTCGGACTGGCTGACAGGAGATGGCGCCGTGCTCGTCAAGGCGCCGAGTAGCGGGGGGTCGGATTCGGGCAGAAACTCTGGCGGTGGGGGCAAGGTGAAATTCCACCCCAATATGACCAAAGAGGAAGCAGCGAAAGGCCTCGCTCAATTGGCGCAGGAAACCAGTTAGCGCCGCGTTTCGGAGAGGTTTAGGAGAGACAAATGGCAGACTACACAACTGCACAACTGCAGCAATTCCTGACCGTGTTGAGCTCGCGGGCGATCCCTTCGCTTCGTAGCGCTATCTTCATGGGTCAGATCATCGGGCGGAACTTCGAGCCGCAGATCTCGAGCGAGGGCGATACCGTCCAGGTTCCGATCCCTCCGACACTGACGGTCGAAGAGGTCGGCGAGGGAGCGACCTACACCGATCAGGCGCCTACGCCGGACTTCGCTCAGGTCGTGCTGAGCAAGCACAAGGTCGTGCCATTCGCGGTGACCGACATGGCTCGGATCATCAACGGCGGGATCGACGCTGTCGACCTGCTGCTCGAGCCGGCAATGATCGCGATTGCGGAGGCGATCGAGACCGACATTTACAACCTGTACCCGAACTTCGCGAGCATCGGTACCGCTGGCGTCAACCCGACCGAGGGCTTGATCGACCAGGCCGAGCGCACGCTGTTCGACAACAAGGTTCCGTCCTCGTCTCCGCTGTGGCTGGCATGCGCCTCGACGCCGTACTCGGTACTGCGTCAAATCGCCCGCTTCTCCGAAGTGGACGCCATCAACAGCGGCACCGCGATCGTGACGGGCCGGCTCGGCCAACTGAAGGGCTTCAACGTCCTTCGGTCGCAGCTTGTCCCGGTGACGGGCTCCGGCCCTGCGTCGACTCATAACCTGGCGTTTGCGCCGGGTGCGATGACCCTGGCGATGCGCCGGCTGCCGGCTCCCGACCCGGGCACTGGCGCCGTTGCCGTGTACGCCGAGGAAGACGGCTACGGCATGCGGATCATGACCAGCTACAATCACGCCACCATGAAACAGCAGTGGACGGTGGACGTGCTGTACGGCGTCGCAACGGTTCGGGCCGCTTTCGGGCTGCGTGTCCTGACGTAGGCGCAAGCATCACACGACAGACTGGGGGTCGATAGCGGCCCCTTGTTTCAAGGGAGCAAAAAACACAGTGTCGAAGAAACAGCTTTTTGACAGTTCGAAGGAGCAAAGCGTTAGTCAGCAGCTACAGCCGGGCGGGATCTCTCGAAGCGTGAGACAGAAGAGAGCCCACAACCTGAGAGTTCTCAGGGAGGAGTTCGGTGCCAAGGATGTCTGGATCATCAGGCTAGGAGACTACGATTTGGTGAAACAGGTCAGGCCGGTCATCGGACTGGCTTGCGAGACTACCCAAAACGTAGCCGCTGACATGCTGGCTCACGGGGACCACAGGATGGCAACCCCGGCTGAGGTAAAGAAGGCGAAAGCCGACCAAGCCGAGCAGGCGGAAGCGATGCACGAGGCGGAGATGCGACGAATTTCCAACCTCGGGTCCATCGGTCGCATGCTCTCGGATGTAGCGGGAGAGGGCAGGGCCGAACCCCCTGCTGAGCCGAAGAAAGAAGCAGACGCCGCCGGCTAAGGGCAGCGAAACACAGGAGAAGACAATGGCACAAGTTGAAATCCAAGCCGAGACGTCCATGGACGCGACTGACGTCACAGCTTCGCCGCTCGACATTTCGGGCAACGCCTACGATGACGACATAGTCGTAGAGGTCAGAGTCCGAGCGATCGCAACGACAACGGACTACTGCCTGTTGATCGAAGTGGTCGAGGCCGCAGACTTCACGACCCCGATTCCGGTGGCCGTGGCCTGGGGTAAGGCTCCCGTGGTTGGCGGCGCCGATCACGTTCACAAGTTCCACAAGCGGTCGCTGTTCCCGCTTGGCTGGGGAAACACCAACGGAAAGGTCCGTATCCACCTCGTCCAGGGCACGGACGCACTCGTCCGAGCGGTCGTGGTCTAGGGACCGTTCAAGCCTAGGAGACAAGGGGGAGGTTAGCGCCTCCCCCTTAATCACATCATGCTCTGGATCGACAAAACATTCGTCTTGGAAGAGGACATCGCGGCGTTCTCGGCGCACGTCTTGAGGGAAGCTGACGATAACAAGGTGCTCGATCCTGACGAGGTGATCCGCCGCGTGCTCGGCAATCTCACCCACGAGATCGAAGGCAAGTCAACGGGGTTTGGGTATGGGTCTGGCGACATCCCGCCGAACCACATGGCGGCGTTGCTCAATACGGGCGTGTCGAGAGGTAAGCCGCCGATTTACATCGAGCAACTGGTTGTAGACGATCCGAGGCGCCAAGAGCGAGGCTCGGCGCTGCACGATTGGGCTGTGTCCCGAGTCATCGAGGGCATGTACGCAACAGCCGAGTTTCGCTTCAATGACACGAGAATCACGGACGCCAAGCTGGACTGGGAAAGCAGAGCGTCAGAGCGCTGGCGGGTTCTCAAGCAACTAGGCCTCCCGGGGGTGATTAGCCCGCTGGCGAGGCCGGGAGCGCTACGGGTAGCGAACTCCGGCTCTTTCGCAGCGTCCGACGCGACTCCGTCCAATGGATCGGGTAGTTTGGCGGCTGCATCGTACTACGTTGCGGTCACCTACACCGATGCCAACTATGTGACGACGCACGATCATCGCGGCAACGGAGAGTCAGCCCCGACAGACGCATTCGCGGTGACGGTGGCCGCCGGCGGCGGCGGTGACGGTAGAATCACGGTCTCGATTGCGAACTTGAATCCGACCCCTCCGACGACAGGCACGTTTGGAGAGAGGGTCATCACCTGGAAGACGCCGACTGGATGGAACGTGTATGCAGGGCTGGCTCTGACGAGCATGTACCTGCAGAACTCGACACCGATTCCGATTGCGACGCAAACCTACAACCTCGACACGTTGCTGACATCCGGCCTGAAGCCGAACCAAGGACAAAGGCCTGAGATCTTCTTTGACGTCAAGGTTTAAGTCTTCGGGGGGCTTCTCACTGAGCCTCCCGATGCGTGTAGGGTCGTCGGTTCGGTGTCCGACCGAGCAACCTGATCCGGTCAGTCAGGCGAAAGCCAAAGGGGATGACCATCCCGGCAAGCGGGCGGCCTGCTGCTCCCCCGAACCGGCGGCCCTGCCATGCCACAAACAGACAGATTCTTCGAGTTACTGGAGGCCCATGACGGATGGGTAGACTTGCGGGCGGCGAAACTCCGCGTCAATCTCGAGAAGATGGCCCTCAAGGCCTCGGCCAAGACGGCGATCGAGATCAGGAACCTTGCGAGCGCCCAAGGGCTAATAGTAGACGGGCAGATTACGCAATCGCCGGCAACGCAGCGGATTCTGCGGCGGGCCGACAGCATCTTCATCGAAATCCTCGACGGTCTCGGCTACCGAGAGGAGATAGAGGGCTTCGCTGGCGTCATGGCGGCGCCGGGCTCTGATCTCGCCATCAAGGACACCCAACTCAAGTTCTTCGACGATACGTTTGCAGAGATCAACAAGAGGCTGAAGACGCCGCTCGAGCCGCCGAGGTGGAGGAAAGAGGACGCCAGGCTGTTCTCGTCCAAGAAGCTGACGTCGATCAAGGCTCTAGAGAACGAAGTCGGGATAATCGCTACCGAGTCAGCCAGCCAGACGATGGTGTCGTTCGGCGCAGTGGGCCAGCGAGAGCTCACGGGCATCCTGGCGGAGCAGTTCGGCTCTTCCTGGGGCCGAGTAGAGGCGCTGTCGACCACGACGCTCACAGCGCACTACAGGACGCTCCACAGGCAGGCCTACAGGCTGATCGAGGAGCAACAGGACGTCGGGCCGCTGAAGTTAGTCTACGCCGGCCCTCGAGACAAACTCAACCGCCCGTTCTGCCGGCGGACTCTCGCCAACAACAAGCCCAGGACTGAGAAGCAGATCAACCGACTCAACGCGAAGCCATCGAAGCTGAGGCCGATCATGACGGCGGGCGGCGGATTCAATTGTCGCCACATTTGGGTTATAGCAGGAGACGACGAATAGACATGAGACTCATTCTACTGCACTTATTTGCAATTTCACTGTTTGCCAAGTCGCTCATGGTAGCGCCGGGCGAGACGGTTCGGTTCTATGCCGAGGCGACCGGTCCGGCAGCGTGGTCCGCCGACGTGGGCCAGATCTCGCAATCGGGCGAGTGGACGGCGCCAGCAGCCGAGGGCTCCGCGACGATTGGAGCGGCGGTCGGGACGGCATTGGATCAGCTTGTGGTGGTCGTGGCCCAGGTGGCGCCGCCTCCGCCTCCACCGCCGTCAACCGATGCGGTCGAGATCCAGACGCTTCTGAGCCCGGGCGACGTGATCCGGTTCGACGACGGATCGGAGTTCGTAGCTCCAGAGTCGGCGACCGTGGCCGTGATTGAGATTGCGGACTTCGGCAAGGTTCGCGTTGAGCCGACATCCGAGCCGCCACCGCCTCCTCCGCCCGACGATCCGCCTCCGCCTCCGCCGATTCCAGGAGAGGACGGCAATATCTTCCCGGTTGGCACGGCTGCGGAGCTCAGGGTGATGTTGGCGCCAGACTCCCCGGCCAAGCCAGGGGACACGATTCTGGTGCAGCCAGGCGTCTACAACGGCTCGTTTCGCATCCAGGTCTCCGGTACGCCGGAAGCCCCAATCCGTATTCGTTCGGCGGAGGGGCCTCGAGTCACCAGGATCGACGTCGGCGGTTTCGAGGACGGCAACTTCAACTCCGCCGGCTTCGAGGTGACGGGCGATTATCTGACGATCGAAGGGTTCGAAATCATGAGCTCGTCGCCAGGGCCTCGCAAGATCGGGGCTTCGGGCTCTTGGGTGGGCTCGATCTTGAACCGTGGCGACGGCATCTATTTCGGGCGATTCGCGGGAGCTCCGAAGGGTAAGGGCGTCCGGATCGCCGGCAACGTCATCCACGACACCCGCAACGGCGTCTCGTGGTCAAATAACACGGCGCCGATCGACGTTGACGGCAACATCTTCTACTATGTCGGCTGGCAAGGCGGCGACCGCGGCCACGGCCACGGCACCTATGGCAAGGCCTCGCCGTCGCCTGGAGTTCCGGCGGTACAGCGCCGCAACTTCAGCAGCCGTAACTTCGGCATTGGCTTGAGGTTCTACGGGACGGGAAGTAGCGACCCGTATGCTGGCGTGCTCGACAACAACGTGAGTTGGAACGCCAGCGAGGCATGGAACGACCAGAAGCTCTGGTTTACGTTCTTGCATGATCTCCAGGTGGCCGGGAAGACTCAAGCGTGGATGACGAACAACGTCGCCTTGAATGCCGTTCCGAAGGCGGACGGGACGTACCACTGGGACGGACACACGTTCGTTGGCGCCGCCCATGCGGCTTCGACTCCGCAGAAGGACAGCCTAGTGGTCGAGGGCAACTGGATCGCGGGAGCGGACCCAAACGGGGCGGCCCTTCAGGCTCTCAGGTACAAGACGATCACGATCAAAGACAACCGCATCGTGTCGCCGGCGGGGACATTGCTTGAGTTTGACACGTCGAGCAGCTACTCGTTCTCAGGTAACGAGTGGTGGGGCTCCCGGGTGAACACTCGCCGGGACGCCAAGACGTGGGGCTGGGAAGAGCGGTTTGGGCATAGGACGGAGACGCTGCCGACCGGGATCTGGGCGAAGTTCATCGAGCACCCGCTCGACCCGGCCAACAAGGTGCGCTACGTGGCGCTCAACTGGGATCAGACGCCGACCGTCACAGTAGACCTGACGGGATGGTTCGCAGAGGGCGATACAGTGGACGTCTATGCAATTGAAGACGTGCTTGGCGCCCCAGTGGCGACATTCGTTCTGGACTCGACGTTGACGGTGGAGGCTCCGGCTCGACTAGACCCGGCAAGGCTGCCAAAGATGATCGGGAGCCCGCTGACGCCAGCGGTGGAGGCAATGCTGCCGATTGGGCCTCTGCTAGTTCCGCTTCAATTCGAGCGACAGTAGAGCGCAGGTCACAGAACGCCGTCAGCAGCGTTCGGTGACCTGCGTGGAGAGCCTCAAGTTCGGTCAGGGCTTCGTCGAGGGTCATAGGGGGAGTTTAGACCTGAGGGCGGAAATGGCGTCGGCGATCTCATGTGCAGCCCTGACTCCAAACTTGTCGGATAGTTCATCCTCGCCAAGGCTTGAGAGGGTCGACAGGGAGGTGATGCCTTCTAGATAAATGGCGTGTACGGTTCTGTCACAGAGAAAAAGGCTATCGAGGTCTGGCGGTGGAGCGTTGACTAGCTCACCGTTGGCAGCGAACTCGGTGCCGTAGTGTAGGCTAGCAAGGGTAACGCACTCTGAGCAGTCGACGATGGCGCTGCCTGCTCCCTTTAACCTACTAGCCCAGCGCTGTCGTTTACCAAAAGCGCATAGTACCCCGGCAGAAGACATGCGGCTGGTCGAGATGTGGCGTTTGGATCGGGACTCGTCGCCGTCTGCGTCATGCCACGTGACTACATGAAGTATAGGGCTTGGTTTGACTTCGTATAGGAACTCAGAGCCGTGGATGGCGAAGAAAGCGCTGCGGGATTCGTCGACAACCTTGTTCTCTGTAGCGATTTGCTCCATGCGATAGATGTCGTTCCGGACCCACCTGTTAAGAGTGGACAGAGAGACGCCATGCCTCGCGGTGACTTTCCTGAAGCTGAGGCCTAACACGAACAATTCAAACATAGCTTTTGATTCATGCCCAGAGCCGACAACCCAAGGAGGCTCACCCGTGAGTTCTACGAGGTTACTGTACCGGGTTCGGGTCGAGCAATCGATGAAGAAGTTGTCATGCAGCGCATTTGTTCTAACAAGCAAGAGGTTGGCTTGAATGCGGCTGACGGCCTGACCTTGGGCTTTACGGAGCCGGGAAAGGCCGTCAACCATGGATGACTTGAGCTCAGAGAGTCGGTCTTGGATCTGGTTGACCTGAGAGGCGATCCGGCCTATGGCTGTGAGAGCTTCGGAGTAGTGCTTCTCGGTCATTTAGGAATTTGCCTCATAAGGGGGAGTTCGGGCTGAATTGCTAGGTAGACCTTGGCTCGCCGACCGGACCGGGTGAGGCGCTCTCCGACTGGCTTGATTAAGCCCAGGCGCCGCAACTCAGTTGTACGCCCATGGGTGTTGCCGTGGGTTCCTAGGGCGGCGCATATTTCGTCGCTTGTGGCTCCGCCTAGACCGCGACTGACGATGTAGTCGTAGACCCGGCGCCTCATCTCTGGCAGTTGATCGACGACCGACTGGTAAGCCTCAAGGCTTAGTTCTTGGGGTGTGGGGTCAAAAGGTAGCGTCGCCTGACTCATTGCGGGGGCTCCGGAGGCCCAAGATGTACGGCTGCCATTCAGGGGCGGTCCAAACGTGGTGAACCTCGGCGACTTCCTCGGTGGTTAGCTCGCGATCCCAGACGCCGAGGCGTGTAATGTCTCCGGAAGAGCAGTCTACTCCCTCTGAGGCAAAGCACTCAGACCAAAGGACAGGATCTCCAGGAACACCGGGGCTGAAACATTGCGATGAGAATTGGTCTCCAAGGTGGAATGGGTGAGAGCGCCCGTGCACGATATTGTATCTGGGCTCCAAGGGAGGCAGGACCCCAAAATACTGCTCGCCTTGTCCGACCCCGAATCCAAGAGTGGAGCCGAGGGCGAGGCAGAACATAGCCACGAGGATCAGTAGGGCGTTCTCGGATTTGAGTTGTTCGCTTCGGGTATTGAATTTGGCGTAGTCGTGTCTCATGGGGCGTCCTTGAGGTCGGAAGCTGCGTCGATGGTCATCATGGTCAACCCAATCCAATGCGGCTCGCTCTGGCGGTAGATGGGAGCCTGAGGCGCCCATTCGAGCTCCTCGCTACTTGGGAGTTTGAGGGTCTTGTCGGTCTCGCTGATTCGACAGCCTTCGATGGCTTTGACGACGGCTGGTTCGACTTCGTCCCAGGAGAAAGCGTCGCCTTTGAATACGGTCACGCTATAGCGCCTGAAGTGCGAGTAGTTCGCAGCCGACCGGATGCCTGGGACGGTTAGGATTCGCTCGTAGCAACGGCTGTCGAGGAGTATACCGGGGCCGCTGGGCCGGAGTTCGAAACGGGTGTGGTAGTTCCGTGATGCACGGTCGGAAGCGTCGAGCGTGGTGATCCAGTGTGGCGACTTGTCGCAAACCTCTTTCCTGAAGACGTCCTCGCCGACTTTGTGCATGGCGTAGACGCAATCGGGAGTTGGGTCATCGATAAAAGTGAAAGTGTCAGATTCGACGATGGAGACGGTGCCAGGGTCTTTGTCGGCTGTGCCAATGTCGACACAAACGGGCTCTTTGTCGGCCTGATAGAAAACCTTTTGACCCTCAGTGCAGCTTGGCTTGGCCGGGAAAGCGTATTCAAGCCCTTCCTGGTAGCCTTCGCTGCGGGCGTTCTCAAGGTTGATGCGGATGGCGGTGAAAGCGATGGCTGCAAAGATTACAGCAGCGACGACACCGGCGAGTTTCTTGGCGTGCATGGGGGCTTCTCCTCCTTGGGTGGCTGGGATAGTTCGAGTAGTCTAGCAAAGTGGTGAGCGTCAGCGGGGCTGATTCGGAAGATGATCGGGGCCGAGCCGTTCTCGTGGAATCCGCACACCTCGATCCAGCCGACGTAGTGCTTGCCGTCTTCGATGCGCCGGACGGCCAGCCCGGCGAGATCGAACTTGCCGTGACGGCCTAGGCTGGAGTCCGGCCACGAGGCGGGGCGCTTCTTGATGGGGAATCTCATAGTCGCATCATCTTCTTGTACGCAATGCCGAGTTCAAGCCGAGTGTTGCGAAGGTCAAGCTTGGCCGCCGCTCTAGCCTGGGCGGTTCGAACGGTTGAGATGCCGACGCCGAGACTGCCAGCGATTTCGTCGAGGTGAAGACCTCCGGCGACAAGGCGCCAGACTTCTAATTGGCGTGGGCTCAAGGCTTGCGACTTCAACCAGAGCAGTCGAGAGGCGGCGGAGTCTCGTGCAGTTCGATTTTCGGCGGCGTAACCTGAGATGTATACGTTTCCGTGTTGGTCTTGTACCCCGTAGTTCCAGCCACCAGTCAATACTGGCGTCAACACAAGGACGAGGCCGCCGCTAAGGGGTTCGACGATTGCAGTGGGTCCAATCATTGCACTCCTGACGCTTGTATTGTGACATAGAAACGCTTAGGGGTCAAGAAAAACATGCAAGGAAATCCAAAGATCATGGTCGGCGACATCGTGATGACACGGGCCGACACGTTTCTGGGCTGGGCGATCCGCAGTGCTACTCGAGGCCGGGGCGAGAAGCGTAGCTGGGTCAACCACGTCGGCGTGATCGTGAGCGGCGACAGCCTCACCAACGCCGTGATCGTTGAGGCTCTCCACAGGGTCGAGAAGCGTCACCTCTGGGGCGCCTACGCCGGCAAGGAGACCGATGTGGCGATCTTCCGCATGAAGGACTTGCGGGACGACGAGAGGGCCAAGCTGTCGGAGTGCGCCGAGCGGTACGTTGGCAAGCGCTACGGGTACGCCAAGATCGGTTTGCAGTGGATTGACTCCGTCATCGGGAGAGCTCGCGGAAAGCACACTTACTGGTTCCGCCGGCTGGGATTTATCGACTCGATGCCGATCTGCAGCGTGTTAGTGGCGACGTGCTTCCGGTCAATCGGTCGGTCGTTTGGTGTTCCGGCAGAGGCCGCCACACCGGATGATATCTGGGACTGGTGCAACGACCACAGACGGAGATTCGAGCAGGTTCTAGAGCTAGGGCCGCTCAAGGCTGAATACTAAGGGGATGGTACCATGGGTACTATGCTCATCTGGGCTTCCGGGGTTGGGGCGATTCTGGTTGGGATACTGATTCTGACGGGTGGAGCACGCAAGATCATGACGATTCTACAGACTCTCGCAATCGCGAACTTCGGGCTCAGTGCGATTGGGGCGAAGATTGGGCGAGGGAACGACAAGGACAGAATTGTGGGGTCGCATGCCAGGCTAGCCCACCGCTCGCTCCGCCGGGTGCGGACGGCGGAAGAGCAGATGGCGAACATGGCCGAGAAGGGACCGTCAAGGGAACTGGCCTACATGATCCTCAACGAGTGGGCTGTGGACGCCCAGGAGGCCCTGGTAAGGACCGAGTCGATCCTTGACAAGCCAGCGGTGTTCAACGCGGCGAGTCTCATAGCTGAGATCGCGATTCCGATCCAGCTTGGCGGCGTCATCGAGACGGTGCGCAACAACGCTGGGATCTTCGACAAGGCGGCGAGCCTACTGAAGGGCGACAAGCTAGAGAAGGTGGCGGCGGACCACATCGCCTACGCCCGCCGGATGCTGCTCAGGGTCAAGGCAGCAGAGGAGCGCTTAGGCGAAGGCGCCGAGGTCGAGTACGCCCTGATCGAGCGATTCCTGATCGAGATGGCATCGGACGCGATCGACGCCATCAACGAGGCGGGAGGGTATGACGAGAACGACCCGATTGACGCTGCAGAGATCATCAACAGGGTCGGAGCAGAGGTGGCGGCTATCGCTGAAGCGCAGGGGAGGCTCCAAGGGACGCAAGGGCTGAGGTAGCGTAGAATGCACACAGCAATAGAACAAAAAGGCCCTAAATTGATGCACAGTAAGCAGAATTTTCCACTGGTGGCGGTTACTACGTTCGTTTTAGGGGCGGCGCTGAGCGGATTTGGGACGTTTTGGGGAGTGTATTTACATCTGGAAGACAGATTTGTGTCGCGGGAAGAGTTCAAGGCAGAGATTAGGGGACTAAGGGAATCGCAGGGTAAGTCGTCGGTGACGGTACAGCGGGAGCTTGACCAGATCAGGCGCAGCCTGGAGCTCCAGCGGGAAAGCCTGGAGAAGATCTACCAGGAGATTCGGAGGTAGCGTTGGCTCGTGCGGTCACAATCAAGCTCGACCTGAAGCAGCCGGACATCGGAACAAGGGTGTCGCGGGTGAGGGTTACCAGGGCGCAGGCAACGCTGTTGATGGAGGAGCAGAGATCGAGGATCGTCAGGCGCACGCTGTCAGGCGTTGACGCCGACGAGAACCCATTCAAGCCGTACTCCACCAAGGGGCCAATCTACGTCAAGATCGGGTCCGGAACGACCCCCAGTAAGCGAGCGAGATCAGCGCAGGCGTTGTCCCGCAAAGTGGGCCGCAAGACTGGCCGGCGTGGCTCTGGTGTGACGCCGATTGGCGGAATCACTCCCGGCGGCTACCTCAAGGCGAAAAGCTACTCCTGGTTGAAACTCGATTTCTTGGGCCGGTCGAACGTCGACCTGACAGGGCTTCGGGCGCCCCATATGCTGCAGTCGATGACGTCGAGGGTGATCCGGGCGACGAACAGGGGCGTAGCGGTACAGCTAGGCTTTCAGGACCCAAGGAAAGGGGCGATAGCATCCGGCAACAACCAGACGAGGCCGTTTTTCGGCTTCGGAACGAAGGACATCAAGCTGATTGCCAGGAAGGTACGAGCTATCGTCAGCAAACAAATCAAGGGAGGCTAATTGAGAGTTCGAAATTGCGTCGTGATATCGGACACGCACTCCGGCTGCCAGGTGGCCCTGTGTTCTCCGAAGTTCACATTGGACTCCGGCGGGACGTATCGGGCCTCGGCGCTGCAACGCAAGATCTGGGACATGTGGGTGGAGTTTTGGAAGTGGGTCCCGCAGGCCACCAACGGAGACCCGTTCTGCGTGGTGCACAACGGCGATGCACTCGAGGGTCGCCACCACAAGGCGACCACCCAAATCAGCCAAAACCTAGCGGATCAAGAGAATCTGGCGTACGAGATCCTGGCTCCGGTCGTGGAGGCGTGCGGGGGTCGCTATTACCACGTCAGGGGGACCGGATCGCACGTCGGCGAGGCTGCCGAGAACGAGGAAAAGCTAGCGAGGAGACTGGGGGCTATCAGCGACGGCCAGAACTACGCCAGGAACGATCTATGGCTGGATCTGGACGGCAGGCTGATCCACTTCTTGCATCACATCGGGGCGACAGGCAGCCAGGCGTACGAATCGACCGCCGTCATGAAAGAACTCGTCGAGGAGTTCGTCGAGGCGGCGAGATGGGGCCGTAAGTGTCCTGACGCGATTGTGCGGTCTCATCGCCATCGCGAAATTGAGATAGCGATCCCGAAGCAGGACATAGGGCAGAAGACGGAGACGGGCAAGGCTCGTGCGATCGTGACGCCGTGCTGGCAAGGCAAGACGCCGTTTGTTTGGCGCATCCCCGGCGGGCGGCTGTCAACACCGCAATTCGGTGGCGGAGTGTTTCACAACTCAGACACCCACCACGAGCTCTTCTATCGCTCGAGGACGTGGACCGTTGATCGGTCCAAGACGGTGAAGGCATGACGAGGGTCACCGAGACCGAGCTCCTCAAGGCGCTCAGTGAAGCCCAGAGCAAAAGCCCGGAGGGCGATGGGCTGACGGTTCGCGAGATCGCAGAAGCCAACGGCGTGAGCATCATCAAAGCCAGGGGATTGATTCGATCGCTTGGGGATAGGGTCGAAGTGTCGTACAAACAGGAGCGGCGCATAGACGGGCGTCCGTGTACGACGCCTTGCTACAAGGTCAAGAAGACGAAAACCAAGTGACCCGTAGGAGCCTATTCGCCCAGATCATGCCGGCGGCCTGGACGCCGAAGTGGCTCCGAGTGGTCGGGTCGAAGTGGACCAAGTTCGCGACTGAGGCAAATAGTTGGATCAAGGACGTGGGCCGCACGTCGCCGGCGAGCCCGGACGCAAAAAAGCGCATCAAGTCGGGCTGGCCGAATGTCAAGAAGCGATTCGAAAGCCTTGACTCGGAGATCGAAAAGCTATGAAAGTCATCTATGTGGCCGGGCCGTACCGGTCGCACAAGCCGGGCGGAGCCCAAGTCAACATTCAGAACGCATGGCGTGTAGCGCTGGAGGTGTGGGGTATGGGTGCGGCTGCGATTTGTCCACACGCCAACACGGCCCACATGGACGCCCCGGGGTTCGAGGACGCCGCGACCTACCTAGACGGCGACATCGAGATCATGCGCCGCTGCGATGCGGTGGTGTTGATGGAGGGCTGGCAGCAGTCAGAGGGCGCAAAGAGAGAAGCTCGAGAAGCCATCAAAGCGGGCACACCAGTGTTTCACTCGCTAGACGAAGTCCGGGATTTCGTCTACAAGAGCCAAGATAGCCAGGCCGATGGAGAGAAGTGACCTACGCGAAGCCTGGAGAGCACGTCGAGGTGTCATGGGTCGACGCCGCCGCATTCACCGGCACAGGTGACGAGAAACCTTTCGGGCAGCGGCAGAAGTCGGCAGGGTACGTGGTGTTCGAGGATCGCCGAGGTGTCAGGATCTCTCAGAGCCAGCTTGACGGCGCTCTTGACGTCGAGGACTCCATGACCGACATTCCGAGGGGCTGGTACAAGCTGAGGAGAATAGCGAGGACATGACAGTACCGCAAGCGATCGGTTTGGCCGGGAAAAAAGAGTGCGGCAAGGACGAGGCCGGCAGGATTCTAGAGGAGCGATTCGGCTACCGGGTCGTATCGCCTAGCGAGATCATCCGAGCCGAGATCAACCGCTACATGGAGCTTGGGCAGTACCCGGAGGCTCCGACACAGATCAAGGAGATCATGCTGTACGGCAAGATCGCCGATCTCTACCGACGCCCGCTGTCAGACAATCAGCGGGTGCTGCAGCAGTGGTGGGGCAAGTGGCGCCGGTCTCAGGACGAGGACTACTGGGTACGAAGGCTCAAGAACAAGGTCGACGGCAGGCCGTGGGTCAACACTTCGGTACGATACAAAAACGAGGCCGAGCAGGTGCTTGAGCACGGCGGCATCGTGATCTTGTTGACCGGCAGGGGCGGCGGTGTTGGCGGGATCGAAGGGCACGAGAGCGAGCGGATAGAGTTTCCCGCCGACTACATCATCGACAACTCAGGGACGCTGGAGAACCTGCGGCAGACGCTCTGCTACGTGGTGACGGCGTGGGGTCAACGCAATGAAAAACTGGACAAGGTATCTACCGCCTAGCGATCACTCGGTCTGGAAGTTCGCCTATGTCGTGGTGGTCTGCGGCACTGTGCTGCTGTCGGCTGGCAACCTGGGGGACCTTAGCGAGGTCAAGGAACTGATCTACATGGGCGTCGGCGTCGGCGGGGTCTATAAGCTGAGCCAACAGGGAAGCTAGTCATCCGTTGTAATTCTCGAGTCCTCGTTGCTTGATCCAGCGGTTGACGTTCTCTTTGCTGCCACGGGCGGGCATAGGGCAGCAGGAGTACAGCCACCGGACGATATCTTCCATGTTGCGGCTGTTGTGAGAGTCGGCCAGGCTGAAGGCCTCAACTAGCTCGTCCTTGAAACAGGCAGTGAGGAAGCCGCCGGGCCGGATGCCGTGCTCGATGTAGAGCTTGGCACCTTCTTAGCACTGCGGCTGGTTTGAGCGCGATGCCTGTGGGGTCGAGCGTGAAACGCCCGGCGACTGCTGGCGTTGAGTGGTGAGCCTCGTTGCGAGCGAACACGGCAGGTCTACTTCGCCTAGCGCTGAACTTTTCTTTTGGATGTCGAGCAGACCGTTGTAGACTTGTTCAAGGACGCTAGTTCGGACGATGAAATTGCCCATCTTTTGGCTCCTCGGATCTCTTTGATACATATATTGTATCACAGAACTAGCCACATGCAACCCAAGAAAGAAGAAAAACCGACAAGCGAGCCGAAAAAAGTGCTGATTTGCAAGTTGG